TTATGGTAACGGTTATGCTATTAACAGCTTGTAGTTGTAGTAAGCCATTCGGACGTTCAACGAATCATGAACCTGATACGTTAGCAAGCAAGCCTGAGCCTGAAGTCTGTTATGTAAATGTAGTTGATAGTACTGAGATTATTTCACTGCGAGAGCAATTGAAAACGGCTAATAAGCAAATATCTCTTCTTCAGGATAGCGTTAAGTTTTATCGGGATAGTACAGAATACGAAAATTATATCAACGCAAGACGTATTGAGAAAATTAAGTATTACATTAATATCACCGATAAAAGGAGTACAAACAAAAAGTATTTCTTTGGTTGGATTAAGCGTACAATGAACGAAAATTAGCAAAGATAACTTCAAAGAATAAATCATATAAATATTTCTCAAACCCCATTGCTTGCGAAAGTAGTGGGGTTTTCTATTGTCTTTGGAATTTCGCCAAGTATAGTTAATGTAAACATTAGAAAATTGTAATGAAAAAAGATAACTTTAGTTTTTGGTGTCCGCTTGAAATCAATAAGGCGGTTGACGAAACCACTGGCGAGGAATTAATGTTGCTGGATGGTATCGCATCGACTGCTGACGAAGATAGTGATGGAGAATTTCTTGACCCCAAGGGATTTGACGTAAGACCATTGGTTGAAAGAGGTTTTGTAAACTGGCACCATCAGGCAAAGACTAATCCTGGTTGTATCGTAGGAGAGCCGATTGAGGCGAGAATACAAAAGGATGGACTTTATATCAAGGCTCAATTGTATTCTAATTCTCAGATTGCCAATGAGATTTGGGATTTAGCGCAGACACTTGAGAAAAATAGTAAGACCCGCAGACTTGGTTGGTCAATCGAGGGTAAGGTGATTAAGCGTAAGAGTGACAACCCAAGTTCACCTGATTACAAGAAAATTGTTAAAGCGGTTATCACTGGTGTAGCAATTACTCATCAGCCTAAAAACTCCAAGACATTCGCAAGCATTATTAAGGGTGACATCGATGACGACTTTGAAGATGAAGAAGAAAGAAACGATGATACTATTAATAAGGAAAACGAAAAGAAAACTAAGAAAGAGGACAAAAAAGCATTAGACACCGAATCAGCAGCTGCTTTGAAAAAAGAAAGTGTTGATGACGATGTAAAAGTTACGTGCTTTGGAAAATCTGAAGTAGTTGAGCGCATTCTTGGAGACATTCCAGGTATAAGTATTGAAAAAGCAGAAAATATTTTCAATTTAATTCAGCAAATAGTTATGAAGAAAAAGTCAACAAAGGTAATCACCAATGACGACATCGTAAAGGCTTATGAGGCTCTTGGTCTTCAGCCTGACGAAGAACTCATTGCAAAAGCAGATGCTGAGCAGGATGATACCTCTGCCGCTGAAGAGGATGCTGACACCGATGAGGATGATGCAGACGAGGCTGGCGAGGGTGCCGACAAAAAGCCTGCTATCAAGAAAGGTGAGGATGCCGATGACGAGGAAACTGATGAGACTATGGATGCTGATGACGAGACCCAAGATGAAGATGAGGATTCCGAGGAAAAGCCCATCAAGAAAGGAAACGTCATTGAGCGTTTAGGTCGCATTGAGAAGGCAATCGCAACATCGCATCTCACGCAGTCTAAGTACATCAAGGCTTTGGGTGTTATGCTCAAGGATAGTTCTAACAAACTCCAGAAGGCATCCGAGACGATTGAACTTGCGAAGTCTAAGATTGACGAGCAGGCAGAAATCATCAAAGGTCAGGAGCAGACAATCTTGGCTCTTACAGAGCAGGTTGAGGAATATGCTAATGGTGGTGCAGTTCCCAAGTCAAAGCGTCATGCTGTCCCAGTTGAGCGTCAGTTTAATAAGGGTCAGGAAGATGAACTGAACAAGGGTCAGAATCATGGTCAGCTGGGAGAGAATCAGGTGCGTATCAGCAACAAGCGTTTAGTTAGCGAGATTCTTGACCAGGCAACGTTCCAGAAAGGTTTTGACGATGAGTTCTCAAAGGCTTGTGTAGGTTTTGAGGCAACTGGTCAAATTTCTCAGAATGTGATTGACCGACTCAAGGCTGAGTATGGTATCGAAATTGTGAAGTAGTAAATTTTTTATACAAACAACTTATTTTAATTAAAAGGATTATGGACAAATTATCTATCAACTTGTCTGACTATGGTTATCAGACCGCAGGTGGTGGTTATGGTAGTGGTACTCAGCAGGAAGTGGATGCTCTGAACAAGGCTTTGTCTGCTGGCGACATCACTGGTCGTGATACTGCCGACATGACCGATGCCTCAGGTGCGCCTTTGAAGGTTGAGAGCCTTGAGAAGACACTGAAGCATATCACTTTCCGTGAGAGCGACATCCGTCTTTGGAAGGACATTCCCAAGAAACCTGCCTACAACACCGTTGAAGAGTATAACCAGCAGACCAGTTACGGTCAAGACCGTGGTGGCTTCAATGCCGAGGGTGAACTGCCTGAAGAGGAAGACAGTGTTTATGTACGTCGTTCACAGTTGGTGAAGTATCTTGGTGTAACCAAGAGCGTAACTCACCAGATGACTCTTGTCAACACGATGATTGGCAACGTCATGCAGAAAACCATCAAGGATGGTACGCTGTGGATTCTGCGTAAGTTGACTCAGTCTCTGTATTTCGGTAACGAGAAGTTGGTGCCCCTGGAGTTCAACGGATTCCTTGCTCAGCAGGAGCAGTCTGACGCTTGGGCAAATCTGAACGAGTACATGACCAGCGATAACGTAGTTGACCTGCGTGGTTCGTCTCTCACTGAAGACGCAATCGAAAGCGGTGCTAACACTATCGTTGAGAACTATGGTCTGGCAACCCAGTTGTATGCCGCACCTGCCGTTCTGTCTGGTTTTGTTAAGCAGTTCTATGGTAACAAGTTTATCATGCCTAACACACCTGCTCTGACTGACGGTGTTATGGGTCAGCGTGTTCAGAAGTTTGAGAGCCAGTTTGGCGCTATCGGACTCAATCAGGACATCTTCTTCAAGAAGAAGCCTTCAAAGAACAAGAATGCCGCTGCTACATCGCAGAAGGCACCCAATGCCCCGACTGTAGCCGTTGCTGCCGTAGGTTCTGACGCCAACTCTAAGTGGGGTGCTGATGACGCTGGTAACGTATTCTATGCCGTTACTGCTATCAACCGCTATGGTGAGTCTGCTCTGACCATCGTTGCTAACGCCACAACTGTGGTTGCAGGTGGTGCTGCCGACATTACCATTACCGATGGTGGCGGTCTGAACAAGGCAACTGCTTATCGCATCTACCGCACTATCAAGGGTGGTTCTAAGGATGGCGAGTTCTTCCCATTGTTCGAGGTATCTCTGGACGATGTAACACGTGGTTACGATGGTGGCGCTGCTGGTGCTATCCGTGATAACAACCGTTGGCTGCCTAACTGCGACCAGGCTATGCTTGTGCAGTTCGACAACGAGGTTATCGAGTTCGCTCAGCTGGCACCGCTGATGAAGATGGATTTGGCTCTGCTGAGCCCTGCATACCGCTTCATGATTCTGCTCTATGGAACACCGTTCCTGTATGCACCAAAGAAGATGGTACGTCTCATCAACATCGGACAGTACAAGAAGTAATTGTAAACAAAATAGTAACCAAGAGTAAGGGGTGGGGCGTGCCCCACCCTTTTCTCTTAAAAATCGTAAAAGAATTATGGCTAAAATCAAATCAATTAATCCGCAGGTTAAGGGTATTCAACTTCAAGTTCCCATTGACGGACTTATCAGTGTTGACGCCAACGGATTTGCTGTCGTTTCCGACAAGTGTGCAGAGTTGCTTATCAAGGGTACAAGCGATTGGGAAAGTGCAGATGCTGAGCATGACGCAGACGACAATTCTGAAGAGCAGGATTTCATTACCAAGGTAAAGAAGATGACGCTTGACGAAATGGTTAAGTTATGCGAGGAATTAGGATTTGACCAGAACGAGTACAAGAAGTTGCTTGGTAAGAAGACAAGCGAGAAACTGCTTGCAGGTTATCTCATCAAGAAGTATTCCGAGTTGGAGGCAGCAGCTGAAGAGGGTGAAGATGACGAGGATGTTGATGACCAGAATGATTCTGAGAGTGATTCTGAGGCTGAGGATTCCGAGGACAGGGATGACGAGGAAACCGAGGATGCTGAAGAGACCGCTGATGAAACCGAAACCGATGACGATGAGGATGCCGAGCATGACGCAGACGATGCTGAAGAGCAGGCTGAGGATAAGTCTAAGGGTAAGGGAAAGAAATCTGCTGCTAAGGGCAAGAAATAATCTCAATAAGAATTACCTGATATGCCATCATTAAGATTAACAATTCAATACGGCAAAAATTCTGGAGCCGTTTTAAGCGCAACTGAATTGCGTGAGAAATATCTGTTTGGTATTCCCGTATGCACAACCGATGGTCGCAAGATGTCGGCATCGAGCATCCAAAATCAGATTACAACGGCTCAAAAGAGAATAGAGAATTTGTTCAGCGTAAAGTTGAACAAGCAGGTTATCGAGGAAAGCCGTGATTTTATCCGTGAGCAGTTTAACGCTTGGGGATATGTACGTGCTATGTATCCAGTAGCCTATATTGACGCAATGAAAGGTTATATTAATGAGGCATGTCAGGTAATTTATCCTCATGAGTGGCTTGTAATAAAGCGTTTAGAGAGCGTAGCCACTTATCGCAACATTCATCTTATTCCTAACTCATCCAGTCCTCACGGAGCACGTATGACGCAGAATAGCGTTATTTACAATGGTATTAGTCCGCATCTTGGATGGTTCGGTCAGACCTATATTCCAAACTATTGGCGTATTAAGTACGTTACTGGTTGGGATGCAGATGAGATTCCTGAAGATTTACTTGATATGATTTGTAAGTTCGCTGCTATTAACGTTCTTGCTGCTATCGGTAATTATCTGTATGGAGTAGGATTGAGCAATATTTCCGTATCTCTTGACGGAGTTTCGCAAAGTACACCGCTTACACGTGGAGGAAAGTACGGAATGTTTGGCGACCGCATTCAGTTGTATCTTGATGATATTAACTCAATGATGGATACGCTGAAGTATAATTATAGGGGCATAACTTTCGAGGTTTGTTGACAAAGAATTTTGAATCATGAGTGAAAAGAAATCTATAATGACTGCTCATCCAGTTACAGCGCAAACACCCCCATCTAATACCTTACCAAAGGTTGGATGGGATGTTAATCGTTTTAACGGATTGATTCAGAATCATGGCTATGACGTTTACATCGAAAGAGCATTGCGCTGCCCCTGCGTAGATAGAGCAACTGGTCAAGCGTTATCAACCTGCAAGAATTGTCTTGGTAGAGGTTGGTTTTTCGTAGATAGGAGAGAGACCCGATTGGTTGCTCAGGGTATGGAGAATTTAAGACGCAATGAACAATATGGTGAGGTTAATCGAGGTTTAGCACGCATCACCGCCAGAGCCATTGATAAATTAGGCTTTATGGATAGGATTATAATGCGTCAACTTGAAGCCTATTATACCGAGATTATCAGACCTTTTGAGTATGATGGTGAGTTAATAGCATATCCAGTGTATGAGCCGTTATTCGTTACCAATATGTATCTTTATGTTGGCGATACAACGAAACTCTTGCCCGTACCTGAAGAAATGTATAAGATTGAAGGTAATAAGATTGTCTTTGATAGTAGTCTTGCTGATGAAGTTCCTGTCGAAGATATGAATGAAAGATTCCCGCATCTTTCAATATCTATTCGTTATGCCTACAATCCAACGTATCATATCATTGACGGAAATCGTGAGTTGACTAAGGTTAGGGAGTTTGCTTGCTCATTCAGCGATGAGACCCTGAAACAAGTTCCTATCTTGATGCTTGCTCGTAAGGCTCATTATATTTTCGATGCTCAAAAGTTTGATAACGATTTGATTGACAATTCAGTTATAGAAAAGTAATGTATGCAACCAATAGAGATAGACCTCAGTGGATTAAAAGGGCAATTCGGCATCGATGACAAAACGATTGACCAACTGACTGAAGTTTGCGTTCAGGCGGTTACTGCAGCCGTGTTCTCTAATTGGGAAGCATTAGCAAAGAAAGAATTACATTCTACACTACCAGAATACCTCCAAAATTTAAATGTCGTTGATAAGGGTAGATTTGCTAAACAAATTATCCTGACTGGTACCTTGCCTACAATGGTAGAGCAAGGCGCAAGTCCATTCGACTTGAAGGAGCATTTTCAAAAATCTAAGTACGTTAAGTACACAGTACCAGTTTACAATCGAAAAGGCAAGATGGTGTACCCTGGCGGTGATTGGTATCTCACTATTCCATTCCGTCACGGCACCCCAGGCATTGTAGGGCAAGCAGGCTTTGCTAATGAAATGCCTCAGGAGATTTACGACCTCATGGTTCATAGAGCAGCGAGAGTGCCGTTACAAAAGAGCGAGATACCAGAGCCGTTTGATATACCGAGAACACGTGCCGCTATCTTTGAGAGAGAAACTGGGAAACTCATATATGATGAGTATGAGCATAAGTCTTCAATATATGAGGGATTAACCAAGCGACCTGCAGCGTATGGAAAAACTGTACAAAATACTTATGGTACATTCCGTAGAGCAGGAGCAAATAGCGACCCATTGTCTTGGATACATAAAGGTATTGAGGCACGTCATCTTGCAGATAAGGCAGTTGAACAGACGGATGTTGAAGAAATTGTAAC